ACCGCCCACCAGCAGCACGCGCAAGCCGCTGCTGCAATAGTAATAATCGCGCATCTTTGTTGATGAGCTCCCCGTCAGATCGGACGGCAGCACAATGCCAAGACCAGAATGAGGGACGCCTGCGTAGCCTTCTGATGTCGGGAGAGTTATCCCGTTGCCAAGCGCATCGAGCAGCCTGGCCCACCCCGGGATAGTCGTGTAGTTATAGGTCGGATCGACAGCACTCGGCATATAGTAGAGCGCTCCGTCGGAGACCAGGCTGTTGACCCGCTCCCAAACATTGCCCCATGGATTCTCAATACCGAGAACCTGTGAGTAATCGGTCAGGTACCCAGCCGTTGTGCCGTTCTGGACAGCGGAGTACCAGCCACCTGTCGCGTCTCCAAGACCGCACTTCCCTACGTAACTGTCGTTCGCCCACGTTCCACCGGACAGGTTTATACGACCGGCCCCGACAATCCCAGGGATGTCGAACGATGCAAACCCGACCAGTAGCAGTAGTCGATACCAGATCATCGACAGCAGATCTGCCGATTGCCACCCATTTCCTCGTGCATACGCAAGAGTATCGGTCACAGCCGTCGTCAGACCAGCATGCCCCCATGCACCAGCCCTTGTCGTCACCGGGTATATGGCTGACGATCCATCTGCTGGTGATTTTGCGACGGAGCAGAGCTTCGAGTCATACAACGATGCTTCGTAAGCGCCGACGTACACAGCCGACATGCCCGTAAAGAGAGGGAAAAGCGAGAACCCGGACAGTGGCAGGTGAGAGATAAGCACATACCTCCAGTTGCCGTGCACGCCGACCTTGTAGTAGGATGGGGACAGTTCCACCATAATCTGGCCGTTTGCCCCGCCCAGGGACACATCAGTCCCGTCATCATGCTTTGTCATATCAAGCCAGCTGATGCCTTTGTAGACGACGCCGGCGTCTGAGAGCACAACCCTGCGAAGACGCTCGAAAATGGGAGATATCCATGCTCCCGGCCACGCCCCGGCCGCAAGGCCCTGAGCCCTCCCCAAGCGCCGCCACGTGTCCGTTGCACCGTTGTATGCCACACCAACATACAGATCCTGCTGCAGGTCCGCAACAAGGGCATCAAGAGCATCGGCTCTTGACTGTACCGCGGATATATCCAGCATATTTTTTCTGTCAGGCCACATATCACCAGATGTTAAGCGTTGCTGAAACCGTCGCTCCGGCGCCACCAGCGGGAGCCGCAGCATACACCCAGATCGATGAGCATGGTGCTATCACCGGCCAGTACATGACTGACCCTCCACCGGGGTGGTCGCACAATACTCCTCCATCAGCAACTGCAGCCTCAGCCTCCTCTGCTGAGGCTGTATAATACAGCCTGACCGGCCCGGATGATGTTACCTGGAGCCCAAAATCTCCTGACGCACCGATCTGACCGAGATCGACCCTGTACCCGACACTGGTCTCGCCTGCAGCAAGTACCTCCCCAACAAAAAGCTTTTCCGTAACCATATCAGTCAATCGTTATACCTGAAAATAAAAGCGCCTCATCGATACCATGATCAGCTCCGACCCGTACCGCCTTGCACGCCATCCGAGCCCTGTACTGTAAAGCCCCCTCAGCCTCATCAGAGCTTAAAAACCCATCCTCAACGGGATAAAACGCGACGGAACAATCCTGATGTTTTTTGCCAGAGAGGGCATCGATAACCCCTTCAAGGATATCGAGAGCCTCATCCTCTCCAGCATCATCCCGTAAAGACTTGTATAGCACGACGCAGTCAAAAAACATCTCCCGCTCCTGCACGGCCGCACCAAGATCACTCTTACCATACTTCGAACCAACGTAATGCACAAGCACCGCACCATCAACCAGATAACTCTCGTATTTATCTCGCGTCATCTTTGCCGGACGCGACGACGCAGGCAAGACGACCGATGATGCATTAAGCGTTGACACAACAAACCGCACAATCTTTTTGGAGAGGGCATCACGCACAATCAACCTCCAGCTCCCGAGCCTTATACTCGCTGATCCTGTTTGCCGCGACAAGGAAATTCGCCATGCTCTTCTCAATGCATATATACCTTCTCCCAGCATTCATCGCCGCGATTGCCGTCGTGCCGCTGCCACAAGTATTATCAAGCACAACCTCTCCTGGATCAGTGTACGTTTTGACGAGATACTCGAACAACGCCACAGGCTTCTGAGTGTTGTTGTGTTGCAAACGGCTGTGTCGCCGAAAGCACCACAACACCTCCAGGCACCAGCATCCGCCGATACTCAAACCATAGACGATCGAGATCCAGCGCTACATCCCAGGCGCAAGCTGTGATTCCGTAAGGCAAATCACAAAGCACCATATGCACCGAAGCATCAGGAATAAACGGGAACACATCGAAACAGTCCCCGAAATGAATCGTATCAAGAAGCTCAGGCCCCGTCACCGCGCCGCCTCCTTGCGATGCTTGAGCATCGCTTCATTGACTATCCAAAACGGCGGCAGCACTCGCCACCGTTTCACCTTCACCGCCTTTGTCTCCGCATCCCAGTACTCCGCCCGAACTGAAACCTCCTCGATCCCTCGCAGCATAACAGTCTGAGGATCCGCAAACGTCGCCTCCTCGGGTTCCATGGCTTTTGCTGCGCTGCGAACAACGGAACAGCCAGCCAAAACGACCACCCCAAGCAACAGGACGACCCCTAATCCTCCCCACCTCTTGACTGCACATCTCGCCATAGCTCAGACTCCATTATTGATTCCGCCACCTCATCAACCTTTTCCGGAGGAGCGAGCGTCTGCGCCTCCGTGCTCGGTTTAGCTATCGGCTGAGAGCCATAATGACCCATCAGCCGAACAGCCAACTCCGTAATCCACTCCCAAACGAGCTGCCACATCACGCCGGCAAGCCAAACGACGCCCGCAGCCGGTCGACAACAGGCTCAATCACGGCATCATCGAGCGGCGTCTCAGTGCCATCAACAAGCCCCTGCAGCTTTTCGATGCCAGACTCCAGCGCCTTACGCTCAAGACCCGGATCAATATTCTGCAGCACAGCTCGCATACCCGTCTCAACGACGGCCGCGATACCTTCAACCAAACCAGCCTTCTTCTCATCGCTCATAACGATCTCCGAATAAAAATTTGAATAAAAAATGCACCCTCACACAATCTCAAAATGCACCAGGTCGTCGAATCCGTTATCCCTGACCTGAGTATCCCTGTCCCAGTCCCCGCCCCACCGAAGCGGCACTCCCTTCAGTTCTGCCACGCCAAGCACAAACCCTGCAAAAAAAGTCATCCGCTCTCGATCCTGCCAATTGACCGGAGCTGCCGGGCGCTCGAACGGAGCAACATCAACAGCAAGACTCGGCCTCTTGTTATGCTTACTCGCAGGCCACGGAGTCTGTGAAGTACCAGCCTTAACTGCAGCATCCTGATCAACCTTACTACGGTGCCCGCACAACACGATGCAATCGAAATGCTTGATCACCTCGGTAAACACGCTCTGAAGTCGCGTATCGCACTCCGCCAACCGAGCTTGACTTCTCTCACTGAACACCGGCATAAAACCTCCTTAACTTCCTTACAGTTACTCAACCCCCATAAACCCCGTCGGGAATCGCTGATCCGCGCTGAACACCGCAACTCCGGCGCTTTTCGATCCTGCCGCCGGCTCAACCCCCGGAATCCCCAAAGACGCAGGCGAAAGATTTTCAAGTTTTTTCTGCAGCATCTTGTACAGCGTCATAACCTCCTCTGGATACACGCCACGACGGAAATGCAGGTGGCACTTTGTCAGCTGACGCACAAACTCCTTGACGGCAGCCACCGCCGGCAGCGGCAGCGTGTAATGTTTTACGGCATACAGATCAAGGTCAGCAATGGCGCTTGCCTCAGCCTCGTCAAGGTTGCCCGCATCTACCTCTCCGGTCTTGCCGTCATCGGTCAGCTCAATCACCTTTTTAAGCGACAACACCCCACACAACTCATCAAGCGTGATAACCTGCATCACCAGACCCCCATTACCCTGTTAAAAACCTGTTAAAAAGTGTTAAATCGCTGCGATCCCCCCTGCAGGCGTAAACTTACCCCTACCGGGGCGAGATCGTCACACCTAAGGGCTTTATGGCGCATAGTCTCAACCCTACAATCTCACGCCAGGGAGAACCGCCAATGAACGGCTGTTGAGCGGTTCTCCGCTGTCCAGCTGGAACTCCACAGTCTGCTCCCAGAAATTACCAACCAGCTGAGCATCATACACATACAAGCCACCAGGAGTCGTCATGAAGCTCCAGTATGCCGCCTCTTCGGAGCGCATTGCCACCACGGTGGTGCAGTCCGTCGAGGTTCCGACGGTTTCTGTCAGTGGAAGCAGCTCGGTACCGTCGTAGCGGAAACCGGCGGGAACAAGAGGGACATCATTGAAGGTCTTGATCTTACGTCCGAACTCGTCTGTTGTGGAGCTGACGTTGTCGCGAGCGATGGTTGAGAGCCGGTTGATCACCTTGCTGTTCATCTGCAGCATCTGCGCGCCGCCGGCTACCGAGCTGATCAGCTCATTGAGCGCCTCAACGAACGCCTGCTGGCTTTTTTTTGCGGTGTTGTCGTTACCCGTGAGCACCTGCAGACCGTTATCGCCAAGCACGTCGAGCGTCTGGCTGGCCGGCTGCTGCGTAGCCACCGCACGGCGGATGCCGTTGAACTGCAGCGCCGATACGGCTGTGCTGCCGGTCAGGATAAACTCGTTGAGGTTGCGCCCCAGGTTCCGCGCAAACCTGCGCCGCTGGCGGCCCATCTCAGCACCGATAGCGATTGCCTCGTCTTCGCCGCCACGAAGACCAAGACGGCGCCCGTAGCCTCGATCGACCTGTAGGGTCCTGCCAAAAATCTTTAGTGCAAAGGACGCGAGAGACGGATTGCCCTGATCCTTCTGTGCGTAATCAGTATTAATCGCCCTGAACCCGGCCTGGCTCTGGATCTCGCCGTCCTTGTTAAGACTCGCAGCGCCTCCAGGCTCAACAAAAAAATGCACGAACTCAAGCGCAGGGGCCTCCTTGCGGATGATCTTCACTACCTCCTGCTGGGCGTCGCCGCCACCGGAAGAAACCTCATGAAAAAGCATAATCGGGTATAGTTGTATTTGTCGTCAAAAATTCAAGCCGGGGCGAAACTGCATGAACAACTCGTTCCATCTTCCCCCGGCACCTTTCTCGCTCTGGTGTTGTATATCTCCTATGGCTTACTGGCCCGCCTGATCTGCTCGGCAGTCTCGTCGTCGGCACGCTGCGACACCGTGCGCTTGTCGCCGGCGTCTCCCACCGGAGCATTCGCGGCCGTCGCCACCTCGGCAAAAATCACCACCGGCGCAGCTCCCGAAAGCAGCGTCTTGAACGCCTCATAGCTCGACCGCTCCTGCGTTGTGCCGTCTGCAGCAGCAAAGGAGCGCGGCTTGGCAGACTGCAGATCGAGCAGGATGCTTTCAACCACATCCCGCTGCGATGGCGGCACGCGGTCAGCAATGGTATCAAGAAAACCGGTCACCTCGGCCTTTCGGGTTGCCGCTTCGAGATCGGCAGCGCGCTGCAGCGCCTCGGCGTTACTTGTTCTCAGAGCTGCGTTCTCGGCTTCGAGCGCCGCAAGCCTCTGTTTTGTCTCTTCGTCCATGGCGTTATTGTCTGGAATGATTGTAGATGCTGGAGATGCCGCAAACGCTACGGACGGCACAGCGCCAGCCTCAGGGGCCGGCTCCTCCTCGGGCAGCGGCGTTTTAAGAAAATCGATCATATAAGTCGGAACGAACTTGTCTGCAGCCTCAATGCCCTTTGCCTCGATCTCACGCTCACGCACTCCGGCCAGCCACTCGCCGATCTGGCGCAGCGCATAGCCGATATGCCACCGCGTCTCGCTGTACGCAAAAGCCGCCGCAACCGGACGGTCAAGATCGACCGCCTCAAACACCACTTCAACGGCGCTTGAACACGGCACCGGAGCCTCCGAAAAAACCGTACCAAGCCCTGACACTGCAGGTTTGGGCACAAACCCCACGTGGACGATTTCGTCATCCTTGCCAAGGCCTATGCTCACCTGCGTAAGCCCCTGCGCCTCAAGCGCCGGGATAGCCTCCTCGGCAAACTTGTGCAGCACGCTCGTAAGGGCATAGCCGCCATCCGGCAACTCCTCCCCCTGGATGTCCTCCTTGCGGGCAAACCCGTAAATCGGCAGGGAGTTTTCCGGGTGCAGCAGGGTATAAGGGATCAAAGCAGGGGATAACCGCCGGGTCGCATCGAGCACCCCACGCACCCGATCCGGCGGCCACACCTGTTCCCCTTCATTGCGATGGATTCCGCTACGGAAAATCTTGTGTCGACGAAACGTTCTATGTTTTGGCATTGGTAGCAATAATAGTTCAGACTGGTAAAATCCGGGCAAGTCCAGCCCGCAATACCCAAACATACCCCGCCTCTACTCGCTGCCAAAAAACTCCCGGTTCACTGAATACACTTCAATAAACCATTACAAAACAAGCGATTAACTTGCCAGCAAACCCGGACTCAAAACACCCGGCCAAACCACGCAACACCAGACCACGCACATGCAGGAAGTAACGAACCCCGGCTTTACGAGCCTGGCACTGCAGCTCGGCATTGCCGTTTTACTCTTCGGCGCACTCATAATTTTTTCAGCGATTGTCAAGCACTGGATCAAAAGCGACCGCGAAAAATGGGCAAAGGAGCTCGTCATCCGCGAAAACAAAAATCAGGCCGATAAAGAGATGCTCACCAGCCTGATCGAAAAGAACTACGAAATCCTGCGCGACAGCATGCGCGACAGCCGCGAGCAGATCCAGGCAATGACCCGCCTGGTAGACCGAGTCAAGCAGATGCAGGAAGCCTACGACACAGCCTTCCGCGACCTCTTTAACAAACACGACGAATTCTCGAAACGGCCATCATGCGCCGAAACCCTTAAAACCCTTTTACACCCATGAGCACCCGTGCCCAGAAACTCGGCAACCTCGAAACAATTCGCCGCGAGATCGCAACCCTCGACGCGCAGGCTGCAAACCACATGGCTCTCATCGAAATGAAAACCGTCGTCGTCCGCAAAGACTACAGCACGATCGACAGCAAAGCCATCCTGCAGGCAGCTCGCGACCTCGACCTTACCGTCGTCTCCCTGCGCGAAGCACGCAAGGCCCACGACGAGCTGCACGCCGAACTCTACGACTGATGGCCAAAAAACCCGAACATTACCAGGAGGCTGAACGCCTCTACGTGCAGGAGCGGTGCACGTACGAGCAAATCAGCGACCGGCTCGGCGTGAGCGAGCGGACGCTCCGAACCTGGGGCACCGAAGGCAGCTGGGTGGAGCGCCGCGACAGCTTTACCGAAGTCCACGGCAAGACCCATGAAAAGCTCTACAAACTCATCCAGACACTTACAGACAAAGCAATCCAGAGCGCCGAAGAGGGCGAAGAGCCCAGCCAATCACAGCTTTACTTTATTGCGAAAATGGCGCCGCTCCTGCTGAAACTGCAGAACTACGAAGAAACGGCCGCTCCGGCAAAGCCCGGCGAAGCCGAAAAACAGGCCGCCGTCCAGCGCTACGAAACCGTCATGGAAGAAATGACCAAAACCCTGCAGCAGCTTGGCCTCGCGCGCTAATCCCATACACCCCGAGAGCCTTGCGGCACACTCGGCAATCGTGGAAGAAAAAGTCTTCTTCCGCTACCAGCTCGATGTCATCAACGACGAGCACATAGCCCAGCTCGTCGAAAAAGGCCGGCAGGAGGGTTTGTCGTGGGCAATGGCCTACAAGGCGCAGAAATGGACCGGCCAGCAAGGCCGGTACCCGACCTTCTTCGCCACCAAGACCAGGATCCTCGCGAAACAGTTCATCCAGGACTGCGCCGCCTGGGCAAAGCTCAGCCGGCTTATCAAAAGCACCGTCGACGCAACCTACGAAGACGAAGTCAAGGTGTTCAATTCAAGCACCGAAGAAGAGGAGCAGGTACACACCTACAACGTCAGGTTCTCGAACAAACTCGAAGTCACTGCGCTATCCAGCAACGCCGACGCCATGCGCGGCTGGCGCGGCTTCAAGGTTGCCGACGAATTTGCCCTGCACAAACAGCAGGCCGAAATGCTCGATGCCATACTGCCAAGCCGGCAGTGGCGTTTTCCCTTCAGCTTTGTCAGCACGCACAAAGGCATCAACAGCGAGTTCAACAAGATGATCAAAAAGTTTCGGCAAGGCCTGTACGGCCCCGACTGGAACCTCATCAGCATCCCCATCCAGCGCGCGGTAGCCGACGGTCTGCTCGAAAAAATCTTCAACCGGCCGTTTACCGAAAAGGAACGGCAGGAATGGCTTGCCAACCTCGAACGAGAAGAAGGACAGCGCCGGTGGAAGCAGGAGTATTGCTGCATCCCCGAAGACGAGGAAGGGAGCTTTTTCTCTTACGACCTCATCATAACCTGCGAAGACGAGGAAACGCTCTACCACCCCGAAGACGGCATCAAAAAATTCAGCGGCCAGGAGCAGGAGCAGGAAGCCCTTGCCTGGTTCGAAAAAACCGCATTCGCCGCCCGCACGATCGGGACGGGCCGGTTTTATCTCGGTATGGATATTGGCCGCGACATCAACTACACCGTTATTGCGCTCATCGAGGAAATGGCCGGGATACGCTTTGTGCGCGCCCTCGTAGCCCTCGAAAACATGCGCTTCCAGGTACAGCAGGACTGCGCAAAAAGCTGGATACGCCTGCCCCGGTTCGTCCGCGGCTGCGTCGATAACCGAGGCATGGGCCGCGAAACCGGCGAGCGCCTGCAGGAAGAGTTCGGCCCCTTCGTCATCGAGCGCATCGACTTCAGCCTCAAACTCAAGGAAACCATCGTATACGCCGTGCACCGGCTCATGAGCGACCGCATGCTCAAACTCCCTCCCGACGATACCGTCCGCGACGACATCCACAGCATCCGCAAAGAGGTCACCGCCGCCGGAAACACCCGGTACGTCGCCGGGCAGAACGAAAGCGACCCCAACAGCCACGGCGACTACTACACCGGCATCTCGCTTGCCGTACACGCCGCAGACGGCAGCGCCCCCAGCATGGACACCCTCATCGAGGCCGCCGCCCAAACCGCCGGCACAATGAACGACCTGCTCCGAGGCATCGGCAACGTCGGCAGCACCATTTTCGATCAATTCCGTCAATTTCTGCAGCCATGATCCTCGATAAAAACGGCAACCCGATACTGAGCACCAAGCCGCCGCAAACCGGCGACATCGCAACGCAGGCCCTTGTCGATGGGCTCATCGCCGTCGGCGACATCATGCCGAACCCGAGCAAAACGCTCAAGACCATCGGCAAAATCATCGACGCCTTCGACCACACCCTTGCGCACCCCGACGTAGCCGCCGCCAGCGGCAACTTCCACGACGGCATCAAGGCCCTCAGCTGGAACTTAAGCCAAAGCATCGAGCAGGGCCAGCGCGCCACCTGGCTGCAGCAGGTGCTCGGCCGGCTCGACATCCCCGAAATCTGCAGCGCCTTCGTTTCGGCCCGCGAGTACGGCTACACCGTCTGCGAGGTGATGTGGTACAAAGACGGCGGAAGCTACCTCCCCTTCGACATCGTCGAAAAACCCCGCAAATGGTTCCGCTTCGACAAAGGCGGCAACCTGCGGCTGCTCACCCAAAGCAACCCCGAAGGCATCCTTGTCGACGAGGTTTACCCGCGGAAGTTCCTCCTCGTCCAGCACAAACCCACCTACCTCAACCCCTACGGCAAGGGGCTGGCCGACATCATCTACTGGCACGTCCAGGGCCTGTACAGTAACTTTGAATGGCACATCAAGTTTCTGGAGGACGACGGCTCCGACCATTGGGTAGCCTACGTCAACCGCGACGCCGACCAGACTTACATCAACAAGGTCGGCAACGCCCTCGCCGAACTGCGGCGCCGTGGCGTCTGCGTGCTGTACGAAGGCGTCCGGGCCGAGCAGCGGGAAAACAAGGGGAGGAAGTCGTCCAGCGACGTGTACCTCGCCTTCGAGCAAGCCGTCGTCACCAAAATAAACAAGCTCTGGCTCGGTACAGACCTCTCCATGCAGCTCAACGACGTAGGAGCACGCGCCAGCAGCGAAACCGGCGCCAACATCCGCGGCGAAGCGCTCTCCAGCGGCAAAAAGCTTGCCGAAAACGCCATGAACCAGCTCATCCGCTGGATCCTCGAACTCAACCGCGCCCCCGGAAGCGACGACGAACAGATAAACTTTGTGCTCAGCAAAGCCGCCCTCACAACCAAAGAGCAGGCAGAGATCGACAAATCCTACTCCGAAGCGACCGGGCGCAAACTCACCGACCAGCTCCTCACCAGGCGCGGCTACGAACCCGGCGACTTTGCCGAAGCATCTGAGCCGGAGCCGGATCCCGATCCGGAACTCGCCGAAACCTTTGCCAGCGGCTACGACGACATCGAACCCCTGCTCAACGCCGTTGAGGGTTTAAAAAAAAAGCCCTGACCGCAACGGCGGCAGAGCTGCTCGACCCAACCCTTGACGACGACTTTATAACAGCATGGGGCGCGGCCCTTGAAAAGGCGTTAACCGACGCCTGGGAACGCGGCGCTGCCAGCGTCCAAAGCTGGATCGATCGCAACGAACCAAAGGGCAACAACTTCGCTGCAGCCGACGGCAAAACGGGCAAAACGAAAAAGCTTAACCTCCGCTGGGGAAACAAGGACTCCGCAAGGTTCCACCGGCTGAAGGCTTTTGCATCCGCCGTCATCACCAACGACGAGATCAACGCAGCCATCAAGGAAAACCTTGCCCAGGCGCTCGAAAAAGGGCAGAGCCTCCGCGACTGGCGCAAGGAGGCCGACAAGGTTTTCGACCAGCAAGGCATCACCCGGCTCGGAAACTGGCAGGCAACCACCATCTTTCGCGCCGAAACCGGCCTGGCATACGGGGCCGGGCAGTTCGCCAAACTCCAGGAGGTGGCCGACCGCTACCCCTACTGGGAGTACAGCACCGCCGACGACGAGCGCGTCCGCGACAGCCACCGTGCGCTTGACGGCAAAATATTTGCCGTTTCGAACGCCGAGTTTTACCCCCCGCTCGGCTTTAACTGCCGGTGCCGGGCAATCCCCGTCAGCCGCCGGCAAGCCGAATCCCGCGGCATCTCCGGCCCCGACATCGTCACGCCCGAAATGCAAAGCCAGCTCGGCAACGCCGAATTCATCGGCAGCAAAACGGGCAACTATCAGGACTGGCTCGAAACCCGGATGGGCAAACTCACCCGGCAAGCCCGCGACTACATCATCACCAAAGCCGAGCAGCTCGGCAAACAGGCAACGCAACCCGAAACAAAAACGCAGCAATAATGACTACTACCACCATCGTCGATCAGACACGCATAGCATCAATACTTACCCGCATCACGCTCGAAGCACAAAAGCACGACGCCATTACCACGCTCGGGCACAAAACCGAAAAAGACGCCCAGCAAGCAGCAAAGCGATGGCTCACCGCCGCCACCCGGCACGACATCATCCTCGCAATCGAGGAACTGCAAACCGTAAAAGGCAAGCTATACCCAAAAACGCCCCCCTACGCACGGATCGACGACACCCTGCACCAAACGCGAATCACCCAGGCAGAGCTTGCCATCTGGCTACAGGAATGCCTGCGCACCACATTCGCCAGCGGCAACCGATACCAACCGCTGCCGACCCATGACGAAGCATGGACGGTATACAGCCGAATCCACACCGAAACCGCCGGAAAACGATTTGCTGCGGAATCGTTAAAATACCGTATACCACAAGTTAAAATCACTGATAAGGAGCTCATCGACGCCGCACAGCAAGGCTTCTACCCCGACATGCCACGCAGCCTCCACCGCCGGTTATTCCAGCTTCTCCCATCAGGAGAGCGCGCACGCATCCGCCAGCTCCCCGAAACCGAAGCCATCTCCGAAACCCGCAAATGGTACGAATCCCATGAGCAATAACGGCATCCACATCGACCTGCAGGGCCTGCAGCAGGCAGCCGACCAAATCCGAGGCATGCCAACCCGCATCGACGGAGTGCTGCGCAGGCACTCCGTACTCAAGCAAATCGGCACCCAGATGGTATCGAGCGCCGTCAAAACCATCAACCAGGGCGGGCGCCCCGTCGCCTACAAACCCCTTGCCGAAAGCACCAAAGCAGCCAAACTCCGCAAATACAAAAAGGAGAGCCGGATCCTCATTGCCGAAGGCACCCTCCGCGAAAGCCTCGACTACGACGTCGAAGGCGGCCAGCTCTACCTCACCAGCGTCGAGCACCTCAAATACCACCAATTCGACGACGACCGCCAAAACCCCGACACCTTCCCCGCGAGGCCGGTCTGGGGCGTCCAACCAGAAGACCGCGACGAAATCATCGATATCGTTATCGAGGAACTCAAAAAATCACCGTAATCTTGCGAGAGTAAAAAAATATACGTATGGTGCAAAAAACCCACGCACCATAATGGCAAAAGCAAAAACCAGTGAACTGATCCAGTTCATCGCCGAGCGCAATATGGACTTGGCCATCGCCGTCTGGAAGGAATTCCAGCGCGAACAACCATACATCCCCCGGTTCCCACGCACCGAAGACCCAAAACAGGCCCTCATCCTGCAAGGCCTCAAAGACGGCAAAAGCATCCGCCGCATAGCCAAAGACCTCGACATCGGCGTCCGGGCCGTCCAGCTCCGGCTCAACAAACCCGTAAAACCCAAACAGATCGACCTCTTCTGACCAACCAAACCCACGCACCACCATGAAGATCATCAAAACCCTGTGCCTCGCCGCGCTCATCGCCCTTGCCGCCTGTGCCGGGCCTCAACTGCCTCCGCATACCATCGAGGACGGGCAAACCGCCGACCGTATAGTCCTCGTCAGTCACGACGCAACCCTCGACCACAAAACCGCTCAGGCGCTGCTCGAAAGCTACAGCAATCAGGTCAACTACCAGGTTGTCCTCAAAAAACCCGCGCCGGACGGTCAACTCAAAATCTACGCCGCCCTCAACGTCAAAAACTACGACGACGGTCGGCTCATCTTCTCCGATGTCCTCTTCCAGTAAGAAGGTAAATTTACCTGAAACTGCCGCAAACCCGCACCACACAACAAAAAAAGCCCGGTAAAATCACCGGGCTTTTCACTTTATACCGCAACCGTAACGCCTCTATCCAGAGAATCCCGCAGCCGCTGCAACCGCTCGCCGATCAGATCGATCAGCACCCAGTAATGCGAGGCATTCTCATTCACATCCTCATTGCATATTGCATCCCGGAGCGTTTCAAGCAGTAGGGAAGTCTCTTCCACAAAATCGACCATATTCATACCGCAAACCTCCTTTCCGCAAGCTGCAGGCACATCTTTTCCAAAGCTTCAGCATACCCTCTCCAGTACGACGCATCATGCTCCTCCAGAACAACCGTCGCTCTTCGCGCGTCTTTTGCAGAACCGGCAAACGTCTTGATCATCAGCATTGGTATATCCATTGTTGCCCGGACTCCGTCAACCTTATCAAGAAACGCTTGATAAATCAACGCTTGCAACTGAACATCAAGATATCCTGCATACGCAAGAGCAAGCTCTCGGATAGCATACGTTCCTCCGGCAGCACCTCCAATTGAGCAAATAATCGAACCATCCGGAGTTTTGGACGGTTCGCTCTGTAAACCGTGCTTTTTAAGCACGGTTTCATAATGCGTGATTAATTCTTTTGAGGAAACAAAAGTCCGCCACTTCCGAGGGTCCTTGTTCCCAGGGCGACCAACAGCATACCAGAGGTCATTAAGGCAGACTCGGTTTCGACTATCCTTCCGGATGTCAATCCCGTTATAAGAAATGAGAATAGTGTTCATTGTTTGATCATTTTAGCTTAAAAAAAAAGCCGAGACTTGCTAACGCTGATCAAAGCGTCCCTGCCCCTCACGGAAACAGGAGTCTCGGCTCTAAGCCCATACAACGCAAAAAGCCGCATGACGGAGCGGATGCCGTGACCAGTTTTAGCACCCGCAAGTTACGCAACTTTCTTGCTTATATCACAGAACAAAAACACTCCACTCAATCAAGCTTCCGCGCCCCCATCCCCTCCAGGGCACGCTTGATCTTCCCGACGTCGGAGCGGGTGATCCACTCGACCTTTGCAATACCAAAGCGCTTGTACAACCACTCTTCGAACGCCGCAATTGCCGCGTCGCGCGACGCCTGGCGCGTGACGCTCATCCATAGCCCATCGAGCAGCATCCAGAGCTGCTCGCACGACGGCCACTCGCTCGACCGCACAGCAAGGCTCTTGTACGGTTCGATCCTCCAGACCTTTTCGCCTGATATCCGCTTTTTCGGACGCCGCACCGGCTGACCGGCCAGCTCGCGCAGACGCGCTACCACCTCCGCCGCTTGCCGAGGCGTCAGCTCTTTCGACGACGAGACGCCCCAGCCCGACAAAAAAGCCCGGTAATCCTCATCATCCATCCCTGAGCGGCTTTTCAGCACATGGATTTCCGCGATCCTGTTCATAACTCCACCTCCTGAATACCGTCGATCTTCTTGAACTGGCGCACCAACGCCTTTGCCGTACCAAACGACGGGAGATAGACGACATAGGTCTTATTAAAACCTAAACGCTTTTTCATCCTCTCAATAGCTCTCTTGCCCATTCGCTTTGCCGTCCAGAAGTCGACGTATGTTTTTTGTTGTTGCTTACTCCATAAGAGTCGCTCTGACCGACGCCAAACTTTTTTCACGACATCTTGAAAATCGCCAGTGTCTTTATCAGGCTGAGTCATAGAACCCTTTATCGATCCATCGATGAACACCAGAAGCTCAGACTTTGACTCACGATGTCTTCGCTGAACCGTGACCTCGTGACCATCAACAAGAAAATCGACACATACAAATAACTGCGCCAGACGCTCCTCGACCGCCGCCCACTGCACCGCCGACGTAACTGGCGAATACCTTTTTTTATTTTCCATTTTCAACTAATTATCAATTGTCAACGCTCCTTTGTGCCCCCGGCAGGAGTCGAACCTGCGATTTACGGGGGCTGCGGCTTACGCCGCTTCATCACCGGCGAGAGGCTCCCCGGCCAGTCGCCGAGCCTCTCGCTGCATCGCGCGCTGGATGTCGTCGGCCTTGAGCATCCCGCAGTCAACAAAAAACTCAACGTCAGCCATCATAAGCCCGACAAGGTCGCCGAGCACGGCGCGTCGGCTTGCACTGATCGGGTTTGTCCTCGTTGGAGGAGCTTCCTCCATTACGCGATGCGCCGTGCGGAGCAGGCGGCGGAAGCGACGCAGCATCAGTGAACGGTTCTGCTCCTTCGGAAGCTGCGCAAGCTTGCCCTGATATCCCGACTCACCATTCTGCACCGACAGCTCCACGCGCTTGCTTGATACGTTGCGGAACTCAATGTCCCACGCCCGTCGCGCCTCGATTGCCTTCTCAGCCCTATCAAACAGCCCGTGGCGCATCTGCTTGCGACCAACATCCTTCCACGCACGGAACTTCTGGTAGTGATCGCTCCAGCTCACTCCGACCGGCAGCCACAACCCAGTAACGATGCAGTATCGTTCCCGCTTTCCGTCCCGGACGCGCTGCACCGGCGTCACGTCGCCGAACTCAGTTTTTTTCTGCGTCTTCACTTTGGGATCCTCCGCTTTTTTGACGACGCCGCAGCAGGCTTAACACGCTTCCCTCTATCAATAGCCATAACCCACCCCCTTACGTATCGCCAGCGGCTTCCCGCCCCGACGGCCATAACACGCCCGCAACGGCTCCGGCAGCACCTCATCACGCTCCCGGATAACCACCGGCCCGAAGCACTCCTCATAAAACGCAATCCGGGAAGCACTTACAACCTCACTCCGGTCATCATCCGTCACCGTAACAAGCAACGTCGAACAAACCTGCCCACCATGCACAGCAACAACATCAAAAACCCGCTGCCGAGTCCGAATCCCTGTCAATTCACCCATGGCGTCACCCTCCTCTTTTTTGGTTCCGCAACCGCCGACCCGCTCGTCCCGCCCTCACTTTCCGGCTGAGCCAGCACCCGCAAGCGCAGCCCCAGCGTAAACAGCCTCCTCGATACCCTGATCAGCGCCGACCCAATCCCGTCACGCAAAACCAGTACCGCCGCGGGAACCTGATCCATAGCCCTCAGCACCGCATACACCAGCGCACCAGACAGCACCGCCAGCAGCATCGAGACCCATTTCCGCCAATTCCACAACAGACCGCACCATCGAAACCACAGGCTTCGACACCAACGCATCAGCCAGCAACCGCTGAGCCTCAAAAACCCCAAGAGGCAACGACACCAGCAACTCATCAACCAGGCTGTCAACAGCCTCCTTAAGCACCTGCGACTGCCTCATACCGCACCTCCTTCCTCGGCCTCAGCAGCTGCATTCGCAGCCTCAATGCGCGACAGATACGCCGCCACACGAGGCGGCAAGCACGAATCCGCCGGCAAAGCCTCGATCAGCTCCCCGATGCACAACCCCGCCTCATCGAGCAGCCTGATAACCCGCGGCAACAAAGCTATCGCATCCGCAACCTTACGGCTATAATCCCTGTTACCTTCCCGGATTTTCACCTCAGCCAGCGCCCGAATGTACCGAGATGGTTGACGGCCAACAGGGAAAATCTTGAACGCCGATTTACTCTCCCGAACCTCCCATTCCTGCGCAAGTACAGCATCAACCGCCGCGACAACCGCCTTGCGATACTCTTCATCGATTGCCTTACGCTCAGCCATTGCGCCAGGCGACAACTTCAGCCGGCACCGATCATCGTCAGCCTGTACAGCCAAAACCAGCTTTTCTTCCCCATGTATCCTCATTGCAAGACCTCCTTACATTTTGATTTATCCTCTCTCCCAAAACTGCAAAACCCCCAATGCGGCTCATACCCCCACACATCCGCACCTATTATTCATACCGCCTCCATATCAAGCTTCTTCGCTGACGCAGCAACAATCCCCGCTGAAATCGGCATATCAAGCACTCTCGATGCCGCAAGGCAGGTATAAAACAACTCCTCAAGCCGGCGCATATCTCCACCGCAAAACGCATAAAACGCGTCCGCAACACCATCCGGCACATCACCAATCACACTCTCCAGCAACAGCACCGTATCGGCAAGCTCAGCAGCACGATCCCGCTCGATCCCCGCCCTGACCCTCACCCTATTCCAGATATAGCTGTAATCACGCCGCATATTCTGCATCTGAGCCATAAACCGAGGCAACCCCACGTATACAATTCCAATCCCGGCCCAATCATTGATACGGCGCACCGTATCAAGCACAGACGACTTTAAATGCTCCGCCTCATCCAAAATCAGCACCCAACCGGATCCTCGCATTTTATCGCAAATCGCCTGAAGCAACTCATGTATCGATCCTCTCTCCTCCACGCCGCACGCCTGGGCAATAGCCATCAATACCATTCTTGCAGGAAAAGAGTGGTGGCACTCGACGAGGATCACCCCCGTATACTGATCCCGATACGCCTTCACAGCCCGAGTCTTCCCGCTTCCGGACTGCGCAGTCACAATCCCGATTTTCCCCTTAAGATGACAACTCCTTACCGCCTTCGACACAGCAGCAAGCACACCAGTCTGCACCGTCACCGGGAACCGTTCCTCCTCCGACACCGGCAACGCAGCAACCTCAGCCCGTCGGTCAAAATACTCCTGCACTTTACGCGTGACATTGTCCGACGTGCCCGAATACGTCCCATTCAGCCACGGCCCAAGAGCGCCAAACGACACCCCTATCTGAGGAGCGATAACACGCAGACTCAACCCCTCATCGCTCATAACCTGCCGCAACAGCTCCCGCACTTGCGCAGTCCCACCCATTTCACTATGTTTCATTCTGTTCTCTATTTATAGTTGTTCTTTCTCCTCAAGGCCTGTTCGCGCAGGCCTTGACCTTTTGTACTACAAATCCGACCACATAACTCTCTCGATCGCCGCATCAATCTCCGCCTTCTTTACAGCGTCAATCCGCCGAGACTCAGCCTCCTTTAGCCGATACTCGCGCATCTGCTCCTCGCTCGGCAAAACAACCTCCTCATAACCAACCTCCGAAACCTTACCCTTTTTAGCCGGAGCCAAAGACGCCCCCTTATCAATCACCCGCTGCACATCAGGCACAAGCTCACGACCCAGGAATGACCCAAAGCCCGCAGCTGCCGAATCTGTAAGCGACTGCTTCGCTTCACGCTTAACCGACGATACCATCGCCGTCCTCAGACGCATCGCATCCGACACCGCAGCCCTCTGCCGATCGTCGCCAAGGTCAAAAGCAACAGGATGATGCCCGCCTTGACTGTTCCACTCCTTCGCTTCACACAAAAACTCCCCATTAGGGTAATACACCAGTATTGATCCAGACCTGTCAAGGTCAAACCGGACAATCAGCTCACGGCTGCCCTTTGCCAGCTCATGCAGCTCAGGAGACAGATAATCCTTACCATACAGCGAGATCCCGTTTCTGGTCAACCTCGCTTTCTTCTCCCGCATCATCAGCCACCGCAAGTGATCAGCCGGTACAATCCGGTCAGCAAATCCCGGGTGCTGCTTAATATTCTCCAGCGACTCCTCAAGCGCCTCATACGGCGTCCTGCCCTTCAAATACCGCCCATTCGATGGCGTATTGTTATACTCATGCACCCACAACGCCACAGCAAGATGAGCCTCCCAAAGCGTAATAGCCTGCCGCTGCTTCACCATTGCAGCAACCTCCCGATGCAAAAACTCACCCCGGTTAAACATCGCCGGCCTGGTTGCAATCGATGTGCCCGTATAACTCTCCAGCGACCTCTCCAACGCGGAAAAATTCCCAAAAATCCTCTCGATAGTCTTCGACTGCCCCCGGTACGGAGGAGCATACCGGACACGCCTGAACCCCCACGGCCGCAACTCATCAAAAAGACCGTTAATCCCGACATGCTCAAGCGTCTCTCCCTTCAACTTGCTGAAATACCTCGACTTAAACGCCCGACCATTATCAACAAGCATAAGTCTCGGCACAAATGCAGACTCCTCATCACCCGTAAGCAAAAACCCACTCCAGAGCATAGCCCGACGCAAAGACGCTGCAATTGCCTGCGTATTCTCGCTCGGCATAATCTCCCATCCCAGAATAGCCTTCGTCTTCGTGTCGATATGCTTGATCATCGTCATCCGTCGATCCTTTCCCCGGATCGGGTCAGCTACATTAAAGTTCACCGTATGCCCGTCAGCCTCAAACTGATCACCAAACTCAATCAGATCCGGATTCCGCATCACCCAGGGAGCACAATGATCGTTATAAGCCTTCTCGCTCTCCCTGCAAATCGTCACCATAGACCCATGCTGCTTCACATAATCCTTCAGATACGCCCGCACAACCCACTCCTTCACCGACGGAAACCCCATGCCATCAAGTCTCGCATTCACCGCCCGCACAACCTCCGAAACCTTCGGCGCCGACGGGCTTAAAAACTCCTCGAGAGCAAACTGACGCACCAACGCCGACGCTGTAAGCTTACGGTCACCATCCCGGGTATACCGATACCGGGGAGCAAGCGCAGCCGGCGAATCACCAGCAGCCCGCACTTTCGGCAACCAATGCGTATCAATCGTCTTCCACGCAACCGGCCCGACAGCATCAAGCAAATCCGGCCACTCACCGGAATTGTAGCGCAGCACAAACGCCTCTTTCGCCCGCAACTTTTCACCATGCCTTGCACCCGATACAGCCGCCTGATATAGCCGCACAACCTCCCACTTCAGCAACGCCTCCGCTTCAGCCTTCTCTGCCAACCCATCAGCCTGTACAATCTCATCGCCCATTCCCGCGACATCAGCACCCTTCATTTGCCCAGTAATCCACTCAAAAACGCCAGGCTTCAAATCCACCGAAACATCAGCAAGAGGTATCCGCCACTGCATCCCGCCATTACCCTTTACCTGGACAGCTGTGGCGTATTTTTTAGTCTTGCAATATCTCTTTACCGACCGCTCCGGCTTGCCGGAAAGGTGGGCCAACATTTTAACCGACAACAAACATCCGTTATCCCGTAACTCATTTATATCTCTATCACTTAACAAAGGAAGGTCATCGTTTAAAAAGTGGCCCACCTTTTGGCCCACCTTTGGCCCACCTTTAAAAAATGGTTGTATGGGGCAAGCGTTGCTCATATCGCCTTCCGGAGAGTCTTTTTCAATGTTTTGATCATATTCTGACGCTCTTCAAGCTTTTTTGTGAACATCTCCGCAATTCTCGGGCTTGGAAAACACTCCTCCGACCGAAACAAGGCCTTATGAATCTGATCCGTCGGCATACCAAGCTCAGCTTCCATCTCTTTCAAGATGCCCCGATACGGATACCGCCTCAAATCGACATTCTTCTTCATGAATCTTGTTTTTCACTATCTTGATATTATCTTGCAACAATAAAATGTAATAAAATTATTACATGAATCAAGAGGGAAAGACATATTTTGATGACAAATCGCGATGATATAACAAAAAGGCTCCTGCACTTTGTCAGTACAAAGAAGTGGTCAAAGTCTGACTTCGCGAGAGTATGCGGCATTCATCGCCAAAATGTAGACCGCTATTTATCCGGCCAGTCAGACCCGTCGAAAATTGCAATCAAATTGATTACAGAGGGACTTAATCTTGACTGGCTGTTGACTGGTGAAGGGGAAATGATGGGAAATAAAACGGGTGTTGAACAAAGCCAATCCGGCCGTTCAACACCCGTTCAACAAATTAACGACGACACCATCCAATACCAGGCAAAAACCGGCACCCTGCTCAGTTTTATAGCCATTGGACGCAGTATGACCCCCGACAAGATCCAGGAAGGCGATTATATCATCATAGACACACAACTTGAGCCGAAGCCAGGCGACTACGTACTCAAAAAAACTCCGGAAGGCCCGGAGATCATAAAGCACAAACAAGGAGACCCCTCTCCGATCGGCGTCCTGGTCAAGCTTGTCCGAAACTGCACCTGACCGGAAAAACTATCCTCAAAATTCTCAAACACCCTCACAAAAACCGGAAATAACCGGCAGAAATCCGGAAAATTCTCAAACTCCAAATC